GCATAACTGTCGATGCTTTCAAGTATCTCCTCATGGTTGTGGTTGGTGTCCGTCTCGGACAGCACCATGCCGTTGAAGTCCTCACCGCTCAACCCGTCAAGGGCCGCATGGACCTGCCGGCAAAGGTCGAAAGCTGCATCATGGCCACCGTCTGCCCAGTCCGTCACGAGGTGGATGGAGACCAGTCCCTTGCCACGCATGCTGCCGCCCGATAATGGCGACCACTCTATTTTTCCAAACTCCACAAAGACGGCAGGACGTTCCCACCCATCTTCCTGCTCTATAAACTCCACGTTGTGGTTCCAAAGCGCGACGTGCTTCACTGCGGGCACATCGATTGCCAACTTCTCCTTGATGGCATTGAATAGTTCTTTTCTCATTTTCATTTCATTTTGAATTCGTATTCCAAATACTCCGCAAGGTTCTCCTCGATGATGTCCTTGACCGCCTGCTCCACTTCTGGCGATGCGCCAAGAAATCTGCGGCGGGGTATCTTGATACTCTTGCCCACCTTCATCAGCGCCAGGTGCTTCCAAAACTCAGCCTCGGTGCTCAGTTGTATGGTGCGCTTGTCGTTGCGGCGCTCACCGTTCTTCTTGCGGCCGAAGGAGCCTGTCGCAGCATAGTATTTGTGCCAAAAATACCGCTTCATCTTGGCCGTCACCTTGATCTCGCCGCCATCGTTATGGATGGCCGCGTAGGGCAGTGTGGAGCTGAACGTGATGCTGTTGTCGGTGGTCCGGCTTCCGATGCTCTGGCGTAGCCTGCCGGTGTCTATCAGTATAGAGCCGCCTGGCCGTGTCGGGCTTCTCCTGCGCTGCCATTTCTCGTTGAAGAAGGCTTGTCGCTCGAAGTTCCGGTCAAACTCATCGCTCAGCTCCACCCTAACGTCTTGAAGAATGTTCCTGATTATTGTCTGAATGTCCTGGTTCATCGCCAAAATCAAATTGCAGATAGATCTGCGTATCCTTGGGCACCTCTTTCTTCGGATCACAAGAGGCATTGAGCAGGTTGTAAAAGGTCCGCTCGCTGATAGCATAAGTAGGATATACGTACCTGCGCCATATCTCGCGGTTGCTGATACCGCTCTTGACGTGCTGGTCGTATATCCTATTTATGTCAGCGACACGCTTCTGGTAGCTTGCTCCTCGCCTCTTCCCCATCTACTTGTTAGTGCCGTGGTTTATAGGGACGGATGTCAAAGGTCACCTTGGCGCTGACCGTCACTCTTCCCGTGCCCTCGCATTGCTCACATGTGTGCTCCGCGCCTGTCTCCCGGTCGCGGAGGCGGCCCGTGCCGTAGCATTTACGACACAAGGCCACCTTGGGTTTCTTCACTACTTCCTGTATCATCTCGTTTCACGTTTTAAGATTCTGTCATGCCGAGCGGGATGGATTTCCAGACCCCGTTCTCGTTCTTGATCTCAGCTCGCACGAACTGCTTGCTCACCTCGGGCTGGTAGCTTTCCTCGATGATGCGGACGCCCTCAAGGAAACGATCGCTGCCGATATCCTGCGCCACCTTGCGAAGCTGCACGATGCGGCTTGCCTTCAGCGTGCCCTTGCCGTCGCGGGCCAGCAGGCGAAACACCATGTTCACCAGCGACTCGGTCTTGGCGTCGTTGGCAAGGCTAGAGATATACTCCTTCACGATGGCAATGCCGTCCTCCACGGTGTCGCGGTAGCCGTCCGTCACATACACGCCGAGCGTGATGCGCTGGTTGCCCTCGGAGTTGGTGAACGTATGGCTGCGCTGCCCGTCCTTCACCTTTGTCTTGAACAGTTCCGACTTCATCTTCAGTATCGTTCTGAAGTTGTCCATCACCTTCTGCTTGCTGTCCTTGATTTGCTCGCTGATGCCGAGCAGCACGGGGATGGAGCGCTCTATCTCCTCGTCCACGAGCTGCTTGTACTCGTCGCGGTCGGCCTTGGCCTTCGCCTCTGCCTCTTTCTTGGCTTTCGCCTCCTGGAATGCCTTGTACTCGGCCATTTCCTCTGCCGTCATTTCAACGGTCTGCTTTTTGCTTTCGTTCATTGTCTTTTGTTGCATTTGGTTATTTGTTGCTCGTTACTCGTCCTCTTCCGAATCCTGCCAGCTGCCCTCCTCCAGCTCTTGCGCCAGCTCGTATTCGATGCTTTCGAGAAACTCGACATACTCGCTTCCTTGCAGCTCCATGTACGCAATGCTGTGGATAAAGTCCATCACGCGCTTCACTTTCCCTCTCATGCCTCACCTCCTTTCCCAAAAGACATCAGCAGATAGTCCACTTTGGGCTTCTCCATAGAGGCTGATGGGGTGGGCGGTCTCAGTCCGCCCTTGCGCTCGATAGTGCGGAGCTTCACCGCCAACTGATCCAGCTCCTCATTGTTCAGCCTTCTGAACACCTTGCCAGCAATGCGCGGGTCTTCGCAAAACGCATTGACGCGGACCCAGTCGGTGGTGTCGATGCCAAGCTTCTGCATCAATCTCAAACACTGGCTACGGTGCTTGCGCTGCTCGTCCTTGACGGCGCGTGACAATTGGTTCGTCTGCACTTCGAGCTCCACGCACATCCTGTCGTACTCCTTCCGGGTCATGTCCCTGAGCGAGGTGGTGCGCCCATTGGTGAATTGGCTTACCAAGCCTTCCTTGAACTCGTCGCCCAGCTCCTTGGTGGCAAACTCATAGTTCTTTTTGAGAATGCCGTAGAAACGTGCAAAATTGGTTACTTCCTGTGCCATTGTCCCTTGCTTTTACGGTAGTCAATGTAGGTCTTGCGGGCCGCCTCGACGGCCACGGTCAAATCCTCTTTCAGCAGACAGGTGTCAATGATTGGAATGTCATCGTAGCAGACGAACAGGCGCCCGTCAAATTCTCTCACCTGCAACAGGTCGTTGGCCTCTTGCATCAGTTCCTTGCTTCGCCGTTCGGCCTGTTTTGCCAACCATTCGCGTCTTGCGCGAATCCATGCTTTGATCTCTAATTGCTTTACTTCTTTCATCTTCTTAATTATTTTAGTTACTTGTATTGATCTGCTTTGCTGCTTGCTCATGCGTCTGTGTCATTGTAAACCTCCACGGCCTTCTCTGGCCAGATAGTGTAGTATTCGCTCACGTTGCCCGAGTAGCGGCCTTGGCAGTAGGCACGGAAGCCTTGCGTCCTCACCTTCACGCCGGCAGCGTATTTCAGTCTGATGGCAGGCTTGCCCATCGGTTTGCCCTTGTCCTCCTGGCTGACAAAGATGAAGGTCTTGCGCGGGAAGCGCTTCAGGAGGGCCTTGGTCAGTAGGTATTCCCATCCTGCCTCGTAGGCGTATTGATAACTGTCAACGATGATGAACTTGGCGCTCTTGGGCTTCGCCAGACGCTCCTCCAGCGCCTTGATGTCGCCATCGGTGATGATGCGAAACTTGCCCTGCACGTCGCTCATCTTAAACTGGGCCAACCGTCGCTGCATCGACAGGCCGACTCCTTCTTCCAGGGACACGTACAACACGTTGCCTATGCCGCAGAGCATCTTGGCAAACTGCATCACGAAGGAACTTTTGCCGCTGGCGCTCGGCCCGCAGATAAACCAGGTGTCGCCCTCTTCCGGTTCTCCGAACACGTCCTTCCACTCTCCCTCAAGTGGCAGCGACTTGTGCTTGATGTTCGCAACGTCCTTGGGACTGTAAGCTCGCTTTGCCATATCACTTCTCTTTTTTCAGTTGGGCTATAAGTTTATCCGCCATTTCCACTGAATAAACTTCAAATTTGCCGCGTCCACCCAGTTCAGGATTGGAGAGCATGGCGCACATGACATCTTTTGCAATCTCATACCGACGCTGCTCCCAGTTGGATTCATTGCCTTTTCTCACTTCGCGGTGAATGCCGATTACAGCGTCCATCGCTTGCATTTCTATTTTCGTCATCATGCCTGCGCCCGTTTGAGTTTCTCAATCTCGGTATATATTCTCCTCAGGCCGCCGCCTGACTTCCGCACCAGGGCTGCGATGTCCGCGTCTTTGGGGGCGTTCACCTTGGCCACCACGCTCGCCTGGTCTTTTAGGAACTTCTCGCGCTCCTTGCAGTCGTCTGGCGTCACCTTCGAGTAGCGGTCGCCGTATCGGCTCAGCATCTCTGTATAGCCCACCTTCTTGCACTCTATGGACCGGTTGATTTTGGCTTTCAGTCCGTCCGCGCCCATCATATACCAGGCGCAGCATCTCTCGGTGGCGTTCCACAAGGCTTTGAGCTCCAGAAACGCCTCGTACTGCAGGTCGCCGGCCTCGTCCAGGATGATAAGGGGCGTGTCGATGGAGCGGAGGTAGAAGACCAGGTCCTCATAGACGTCGCTGTATCTTCCGTTCGCTCCCACGCCAAACTCGGTGGCTATCTTGCGCACCAGCTTCAGTTTGGTCTTCACCTGCGAGCAATCCACATAGATGGCGTTGCGGTGGCCCTGCACATAGTAGCGGGCCGTGAAGGTCTTGCCGATGTTGGGGATGTCACAGAGTATCGCGCTCAGTCCGCTCTGCTGGCTAAACTCCAGCTGCTTCGTGATATAGTCGAAGGTGGCGGTGCGGGCCGGTTTCCACTCAATGCCTCCTCTGAGGTTCACGCCCAGCCTTCGTGCAATAGTGATCCAGTTGGCCTCGCTCAGCGCCTTGTCGGTCTGTCCGTTTTTGATGGCGCTATATACCGAGGTGCTGATGCCCAGGGAGGCTGCGTGCTTGGCATCGCTCGGATAGTTCGTGCGGTTGGCGGCTATCGCCTCCAGTATTCGCTTCTTGTTCTCAGTAGTTATCATCTCTATTGTATTCTAATATCATTCTATAGGTCTTCCAACGGGTCCGGAAGGTGATAGCTCACTTCCACGCCCTGCTCGCTTTCCATCAGCGGAAGCTCAAGTGGTGGCGGTGGTGCAGCCTCCTCCGGGTGTTCCGACTTGGATATGCCCACGCTGGCGATGGCGTTCTTCTTCACGTATGCGTTGAAAGCCGCTATCTTCTTCTGCTGGTTCACGAATATCTCCTTGTCCTTGTCGGTCTGCTCGGCATCGGCCGTATTGAACGTGCCCACGTCTTCGAGCTTGTCGATCAGACGGTCGTTCTGGAAGATATACACATCCGTCACGTTGCCGTCCTCGTCGGTCAGGTAGTAAGCATCTACCTTGTAGTTGTTCGGGGCAAGCCTCTCGATGACCTCGGTCTTGCTCAGCCACCAGTCCTTATACGCCACGCGGCAGTAGCTGTTCCTGCGTATGGAGGTCTCGGTGTGCTCGCCGATGAAGCGTGCCCACACCGATTTGTCCATGGGCTGCAGGGAGGGGTTCATGTTGGCCTCAAGCACCTGCCAGCGGGTCATGCCTGGGTATTTCTTCTGGTTCGGGTGGAGCGTATTGTTGAACTCCTTGATGTCTCGGATGTCGTCAGCTATCAGTTCTTCCCATGTGTAGTACTGCTTGTCCTCATAGGTGTCGTTCTTCTCGTCAAACACCTTCTTGGCTTCGGTCCGATAGTGCCTGTCCTTTGCATAGAATCGTCCGATGCCGAGGTGGTTTCTATGCTCCACACGGCGTTTCTTGGCACCGTTCATGGGCTCGGCATACTTCTCTTGGGAGTTCATCGGGGCGCAGAAACGAACAAATGGGAACAATACGCCAGCCTTCAGGAAACTGTCTTTCCACTGACTCATCAAGTGGTTCTCCACCTCCACCTGCGCCGGGCATCCCCATCCCTTGCTTTCTATCAGCCGGAACATGGAGCGGAAGCAGTCGGCCACCAGGTCCACGTTCTTGTTGCGGTTGTAGGCATAGCCCACCACACACTGGCTCGCCACGTCGTAGGCGTAGTATGCCTTCGGGCGCGCCTTGGTGTCCTTCAGCTTGCGCGGCAGGTCGCGGTCGTCAAACGAGATCTTCGAGAATGAGAACTCGGGTGCGTGACGGTGGACGTGGGGCATCTGTTCGTGCATGAAGGTGGTGTAGGAGTCCTGGTGCTTGGCTATGAACAGGCGGGCGTCGGGCCTGTTCAGGTAGTTGGTGATGGTGCTCTCGCTCAGCGACCTCGGGTCGCCGTTCTTGTCGGTCCACTCGTTTGGGTCGAAAAGCTCGCCGCTCTCAGGGTCACACACATCCAGCTCGCCGCAGACGAATGAGTTATACATTTCCCAGACATTGGTGTTGAACGGCTTGTTGGGCAGCACGGCGATAGACCATATTAGGCGCATCGTCCGGTGGTCCACCTTGCGACTCGTCTGGTTGCCAAACTTCCTGCTGATGAGACACTGGTACCCGTCGCGCTGATACTCGTTCACCTTCTTGCGGAAGCGCAGCATACTGGCGGGCAGCGTGTGCCCGGTCTTCATGCGGTAGCCCTCCACGGCTTGCGACATCATGCTCCAGTCATACTTCCTGCCCATAGTCTTCTGTATAGCCTTGGCGTTGTCATACAGCTTGATGCAGGCGTTCAGCACGCTGGCATTGGTCACATATTCCTTCACGTGGGCGTCCGTGGCGTGGTCGTGGCCGCACTGGTTGCGCCAGTCGTTGAAATAAGCCACGGCCGCCTGGTCCACCTCGTAGTTGGCGTCGAGCCAGGCAAGCAGCACCTCCAGCGACGGATTGGGATAAAGCTCCTTGAGCTTGCTCTGGTAAGCATCGGGCAGACTGCTGACTGCGATGAGCGCATAGCCACCTCTTCCACCACGACGCACAATATCTATGCGACCGCGCGCGGAGAGCTGCTTGTAGTTTGGGACGGTCATGACGCCGCCATCCACAAGCTCCCGCATCGAGATGCAAAGTCTGTTATCGTGGTACTCCATAACGCTTCCTCCAGATTAGACGCGCGCGATTTCAGCCATTGTGGCCAAACTCTCTGTCGTGAGTCCTGCAACCATCTGCTGAATAGTGTCCATGTCACGCAACTTGATGTTTTCCCAACGTGCCACACGCTCTCCCTTGTAGAACAGCTCGGTATCCCCTGTGTTCTTGTCCGATTCCAGCTTCGCCCCATTGGGGAAATACTGGTTGATCACGCCATCGTAGTCATGCAGTACTTCTACTTCTGGAGCGACGACCATCACGATGCCGCCCTTTTGCAGGGCAAACTTGCGAATGCGCTTTGCACAGTCCGTCTCGCCACGTTTCTTGTCAAAGCCCAAGGCGTTCCGCACGGTCTTGTCGCTAACATTGAAGGTTTTCGCCAAGCACTGGCGAACCTCCTTGGTTACGTGAATGTACTTTTCCATATCTCACTTTTTTATCGTTAATATATATTAGTGGAGTGTGGGGAGTCGAACCCCGTGGCTGTCCTACGCGCTTCGCTTTCGATCACCGGCCACTGCAACCGTGCCACTCCTGCGGTCTTTCCCGCTGTCATCCTAGGCTGAGCCCTGCCGACTATCCAGTGCGGTGGCCGACTATCCAGTGCAGCTCTCAGGGCTCTCATGTTATCCTGCAATCTGATTACCTAGTTTTATGCCGTTTTGATTTTTAATCTCAAAAACTCGTCATTCTCGGCCTTTTTTCGTACCTTTGACGCGCGTTCACATTGGAACTCGCTGCAAAGGTAGCGATAATTTTCAACCCAACAAATATTATCAGAGATTATTTTCAACTAATGGGCAATATTTTATCAAGAATACAGGAAATAGCCTCGAATGAGGGGATAACTATCGGCGCCCTTGAACGTCAGATAGGCGCAAGCAAGGGCGTTTTG